GGCCGTCAGTCGGTCACGGCATGTCACCAAACCTTATTGTGGCAGACGAAATTTGGGACATTAGCAGCGAGGTAATTGACGGCGGCCTAATCCCGTCGCAACGCGCCAAACGTAACCCGTTACTGTCTATGTGGTCAACGGCAGGCACCGAACGTAGTCGAGCAATGCTGAAATGGCGTGAGCAAGGGCTACGGGCAATAGACGAAAACACGCCAACCCCGTACTACTTTGCAGAGTGGTCACCGCCACCCGATCTAGACCCTATGACCCCAGCGGCATGGGGTTGGGGCAACCCAGCACTATGCCACACGCTGACCCCAGAAACAATCGCAGCCGAAGCCCAAAACCCTGACCGCGCACAATTCCTACGCGCGTCAGTAAACGTTTGGGTAGCCAGCGACCAAGGCTGGCTGCAACCCGGCACATGGCCTGCCCTTGAGTGGCTAGACCCTGTACCTGCAGGCGGTGTACTTGCCATAGAAAACAGCGTTGACGAAAGCCGCTATTTTGGGCTACGGGCCGTGCCACTACCTGACGGGCGCACCTGCCTAACCGTTGCGTTTGTTGTCGGTACCTACGCCGAAATGTTGCAGGCCGCCCAACCGTACATAGATCAGCCCAACATTATGTTTGCGGTTACCCCGTCTATTGACCTGCATTGGCCTACCGCGTTAGAACGTCGCAGGCAGGTTGTTGGCTACGGCGAAATGGTCAAATGGACAGACCCCGTTAGGCAGCTCATAAGGCAGGGCATGGTGGTACACAGCGGCGAAACCATGCTGGCTGAACACATGCAACGGGCTGTAGCAGTACGGTCACAAAACAGCATTGCGTTATCGTCGCAACGATCACCCGGCCCAATCGAGCTGGCACGGTGCGCAGTATGGGCAACAGCGTTAGCAAGTAAACCAAAAGCGCAAGGCAAACCAGCGTTTGGCATAGCCAGTTAACTAGCCTGTCAAACGGTGGCATAGGTGTTAACAAACCCATTCTGTCGGGCAAGCCAGCGCCTATGCCACTACTACACCGCTGGCGTAGGTAATACTTAACGCATGGGTTTATTTAACCGCGTCACCAAGGCCGCTATTAGTCCTACGCCTACCAAGGCCGCAGCCGCTGGCGGCTACTCGCCTAACAGCGCTGGGTTAGGTGCAGCCATGATCGGGCAGTACTACACCTACCAAGAAGGTGAAGCGCGCAATCGTGCAGTATCCGTGCCAACAATTAACAGGGCGCGTGACCTAATGGCAAGCGTTATCGGTTGCATGCCACTACGCATGTACAACGAAATTTGGAATGGTGACGAAATGGAAAAAGTACCGCTAGCGCCACGCACTTGGCTACGTCGACCCGATCCAACCGTGCCATACCAATTTATTATGTCATGGACATTTGATGACCTTTTGTTTTTTGGTCGGGCTTTCTGGTATGTGACCGCTAGGACAGCTGATGGCTATCCTGCAGCGTTCACGCGTTTGCCAGCTGGCAGCGTCACAACGACTGACATGGTTGGGCCTGTTTGGTTTGCACCGTCTAAAGAAGTGTATTTTAACGGCGGTCAACTAGACCCGAAAGACCTAGTGCAATTCCTTAGCCCAGCGCAAGGCCTAATTTATGCCGCACCTAGCGCAATAGAAACAGCCTTAAAACTTGAGGCTGCACGCAACCGCAATGCATCAAGCGCTATTCCTGCCGGGATACTTAAACAGACTGGCGGCGAGCCGTTGAGCGCACAAGAGCTGGCAGATTTGGCAGCGTCGTTTAATGCGGCACGCGCCACAAACCAAACCGCTGCCCTAAATGAATACCTGAACTATCAAGAGACATTGACTAGCCCAGACAAAATGCTTTTAATTGAGTCAAGTCAATACCAGTCTTTAGAGTGCGCCCGGCTAGCCAACGTGCCACCGTACTTAGTCGGTGTTGCAACGGGTGCGTACTCTTACCAGTCAGCGCAACAGGCCCGTGCCGATCTCTACATTTTCGGCGTAAAAATGTATGCAGAGGCCATTGCCCAAACGCTGTCACTAAATAACGTTTTGCCCAACGGCACCTACGTAGAATTTGACGCTGAGGGATACCTAGCCGAAAACTACGCAGCCGATCAAGCCGACGAACCCCAAGAAAACACACAAGAGCAACTAGCAACAAGGTAGGCAATCATGATTAAATTTATTGCAGGCGAATTTACTGTCGACAAAACAGCCGCCAACGGCGAAGGCAAACGCATGATTTCAGGCGTAGCCGTGCCATACAACGTGTTTGCCACCGTGTCAGACGGCAGCGAAATAATGTTTATGCCCGGCAGCCTGCCAGTTGACGGCAAAGCCCCTCGGCTGTTTATGTACCACGACCACAGCCAACCCGTAGGCATAGTGACCGAACGAGTAGACACCGAACAAGGCATGATGTTTACAGCCAAAATTAGTGCCACAACCCTAGGCAATGACGCGCTAATCATGGCCCTAGACGGCACTATCGATCAGGTTTCTGTAGGCGTAAACCCCACCAAATTTAGCTACGACGAAAACGAGCGCATGATCGTTGAGGCCGCTGACTGGCTGGAATTGTCGCTAGTGCCTATTGGCGCATTTGGTGACGCAGCCAACATTACAGACGTAGCCGCAAGTATCCCCCAAAACACCCAACCCGTAAGCAATAATGAACCTGTGACCACAGAGGAGAAAACCATGACCACCGAAACCAGCACCGCAATTGAGGCAACAATTCCTACGCCAGCATTGCCAGCGCAACCTAAGCGCCGATTTGACCTGCCAACCGCAGGCGAATACATGGCGGCGTACCACATTGGCGGCGAAAGTTTCCGCAACGTGCAAGCTGCAGTAAAAGATTTTGTGTCAAGCAAGCAAACCGCATTGCAGGCCGCTGCAGGTGACGTGCTTACCACCGATACACCCGGCTTGTTGCCAGTTCCCGTGCTCGGGCCGGTCATGGCAAACCTTGGGTATCAAAGGCCTGTTGTGTCAGCAATCGGCGCACGCGCAATGCCAGACGGCGGCAACCAGAAAACGTTTGTTCGCCCAACGTGGACTACGCACCCAAGCGTTGCAACACAGTCAACGGAACTTACGGCAGTTAGCGCAACTACGCCCGTAATTGCATCAAACGTAGTTACTAAAACCACGTTGGCTGGGTCAGTTACTTTGTCGGTACAGGACATCGATTTCACTAGCCCGGCAGCTTTGGAAATTATCCTCACAGACCTCGTAGGACAATACATGTTGCAAAGTGACGCGCTTGCCTGCAGTCGCATCACAACTGGTGCTAGCGCATCAGGGTCAACATGGACAGTTACCGCTAACGACCCAAGCACGCTGATTGCTGCTATCTATGACGCAGCAACCGACATTCTGAGCGCAACTAACTTCCTGCCAGACCATGTTTTTGTGTCGCCAGACGTTTGGAAAAAGTTGGGCAGTCAGCTTGACGGTGACAAGCGCCCAGTATTTCCTTACACGGGTGCCGCTGGCCTTATGGGTGTAAACGGCATTGGCACAGCAAATGTGACCGTTGCAAATACGTTTAACCCGTTTGGGCTGAACCTTGTCGCAGATCGTGCATTTGCTGATAACACTCTTGTTGTGGCACGTGGCGTAGGCATTGAGTTCTACGAGCAAGTGCGCGGATTGCAATCAGTTGAGGTGCCGGGAACCTTGGGCCGCACGTTTAGCTATTACGGCTACGTTGCAACCTTCATCCCTTACAGCTCAATGGTCAAGTCAATCGCTATTGCCTAAGCCAAGGAAGGCCTGACTATGGCCGTCTACACGGTTACGTTTAAGCAACTAATAGACGGCTACGCCGTGTTACAAACGTTGACACCTAACGAGATAGAGGTTGGGCGCTCAATTACTGTTGCAACCGTAGGCGCACCGTTTAACGGCACGTTTACTGTGTACGCATTGCCACAGTACGAATACGTTGGCTTAGACGGCGAAGGCAATTTGCTTTACAACGTAGACATTGCCGTACCTAATCAGGTGTTGTTTGCCGTTGCAGGCTCAGACGTAGACCGCACCGCTGCCACAGGCACGATCACGTTTACCGTTACCTGCACATGGATTACGGCAGCACAAATTGAGGATTGGCTAGGCATAGGCACAGCCAGCGCACTTGACACCGCCTTTTTGACAACTTGCGCGTCGGCAGCAAATCAATTTGCGTTTAGGCGTAGGTATGAGGCTGGGTACTTCGACAGCGCCACAACGTCACCAAGCGGCGACGTAACGTTAGGCACAATTATGTTGGGCGGCGCTTACTACCGGGCTAGGGGCAGCATTGACACGTTTGCCAGCTTCAACGAAATGGGGACAGCGCCTACGGTTGGTATGTCGCCAATGATTAAACAGTTGTTAGGTATTGACCGCCCACAGGTTGCCTAATGCCTGTTGCTTACACCGACCTGTTTAACGAGGCGCTAGACGATTTGGCAGCCACGCTCGCAACCGTTACAGGCCTGCAAGTAGTAACAGACCCCCGAAACCTTGTGCCGCCCTGTGTAATGCTGGGCGCACCGTCATTTACGGCGTTTACGTTTAACGCAGTACGCAT